ATCCAATTCGTCGGTTTGTTATTTCACCAAGCATCTTTACATTAATTAAGGACGCTCTAATGGACCCTGACATCCAAGAGATTCCAACTGATTATGATGCAGGACTAGACTTCCGTATTACTAAAACAACTAAAGGACAGTACGCTGATTATTCTACTAGTAAGTGGGCTCGTAAAGAGACTGCTCTAACTGAAGAGCAACGTGCGGCAGTTGACACTAACGGATTGTTTACACTCAGTGACTTCCTTCCAAAGCGTCCTGGTGAAACCGAAATTGCTGTTATCAAGGCTATGTTTGAAGCATCCGTCGATGGACAACCATATGATGTTGAACAGTTTGGAAATTACTTCCGCCCATACGGTGTTGAAGCACCTGCAGGATCCTCTAATAGTACGTCTGCACCTGCACCAACACCCTCTCCGGCGCCAACAGCCGTTGACTCCAGTACCAGTACAGTAGCAGAGAGTCAAGTAGAGGCTAAGCCAGTTGAGGCTAAGCCAGTAACTGCTCCGAGTACTGAATCAGCGGGTGAAACGCCTAAAGGAGACGGCAAGAGTGCAGAAGACATTCTTGCAATGATCCGTAGTCGCCAAAAGGCATAATTAGGGTGGAGAGGGCGGCAGTAATGTCGCCCTCATTCCTACTTTTGTGGTGGAGTCGACAGCATGAACCATGACCTAGTACTAAAAATTCATCCACGGAACTATCACTTATTTGATAAACCTGGTCTCCCACACACGTTTATACTACAAGACCACCATGGTGGCTATAATAAAAATTTTAAGAACTTTTTGTTTGAAAAGTTAAAAACAGAGAAGCATACAATTATTACTCATTTTATAATTGATGAACAAATTAAAAAAAACTACCCACATTTGCATTTTAAATTTTCAGCCGACACGCAAGATAAAATAAATCTTCATCATTTTAAAAATTATAAAATGCACCCTAGCATAGATTATAAGAATTTTATTTGTAGTTTTAATGGTATTCCTCATATAAGTAGGCAACTATTATCGTCGATACTTGAAAACCAAGGGTATTTTAATCCTAACTATTCTAGTAAAAATTTTGCTAAGAGCAATGATGAAATATTAGGACATCTAAATAATTTAGATCTTACTGAAGACGAGATAGAACTCTACGATAAGTTTTTTAAAACAACAGACAATTTCAATGATACTGTTTATAGTTTTAGCCACAATCGATTTGATCACAGCAACAACATTTATAATTTAGAATCTAAGTTAACACAAAGTTTTATACATATAGTCAGCGAAACTATTGCTACGAGTTATTACCCTTTTGTAACTGAAAAATTTTTATATAGCATTGTTACTAGAGGGTTGTTTGTATCTTATGCACAACCAGGCTGGCATGCACACATAAAAAAATATTACGGATTTAAATTATACGATAAAATATTTGATTATTCGTTTGACAGTATACAAAATCCAGTAAAAAGGCTGATTAAGTTAATAGAAATGCTATCTAAATTTTCAACATTATCTGCAGACGATTGGCGAGATTTATACTTTGTGTTAGAAAAAGACACAATAGAATATAATTACAATCATTATTTTAGTGGTGATTATCGTAAGGTTATGGACCAATATGAATAGACTAATCCTAATGCATTTCCCTGCATACAGCGGCGGGAAGTTTATAGCAAACTGTCTAAGCCTGAGTAAACATACTCAACCTATGACACTTCAGCAATTAGACTATTTGTCGAGTGTGCAAGATGACTATGAGTGTAGACTAAACCTAGTATTACAAACGCTCCCAGCTCATGATAAAATAAGTGAGTGGCAAAAATATGAATTTAGCGATTTCGAATTCCACAAGACCGACAACAGCATAAAAATCTATAATAGTTTAGATCATTTTAGGACTATTCATTCTTGTTCTAATATAGAAGAATGGTTGCAATTACATGAAAATATTGTTATAATAACTTTAGTTAACATTGTAAAGTTTCAAAAACTTGCGTATACACTAAAGGATCCTAACAAAAAAAGATCTATCGGACTAGATATAGAAACACAAAAAAAATACGAAATAGTAAAAGGTGATAATTGGCCAGATTGGAAACAGGTTGAAAGTGTGGGATATAACACATCAAAGTTGCAGGGATTTAGCCAGGAAGTAATTGAGGAAATGCAGAACTTTTATCCTATCACACATAGTAATCACTATTGTTTTGATATAGATGAAACAATTTTTATCAAAAATAAATTTATGAATGCAATGCACGAATTATACGATAAATTAGAATATGACGATTTCAACGAAAGACTAATTGAAATTTACTGGAAAAAATATATCAATCTACACATAGGAGATAAACATGGCAAAACCGTTTGATGTAAGCAAGTTCCGTAAGGACATAACAAAATCTATTGACGGACTGAGCGTAGGATTTCATGACCCAACTGATTGGGTTAGCACAGGCAATTATGCACTTAACTATCTAATTAGTGGCGACTTTTACAAAGGTGTGCCTATGGGTAAAGTAACAGTGTTTGCTGGAGAATCAGGTGCAGGTAAAAGTTACTTTGCTAGTGCTAACATTGTAAAAGCCGCACAGGAACAAGATATCTTTGTTGTTCTTATTGACAGTGAAAATGCACTAGATGAAGCATGGTTACATGCACTAGGCGTAGACACCGACGAAAGCAAACTACTAAAACTAAGCATGAGTATGATTGACGATGTTGCTAAGACTATTAGCACGTTTATGAAAGACTACAAAGCCATGGCAGACGGTGAACGTCCAAAAGTTTTATTTGTTATTGATAGTTTAGGTATGTTGCTTACACCAACAGATGTTGATCAGTTTGATAAGGGTGACATGAAAGGTGATATGGGCCGCAAACCTAAGGCACTTACTGCTCTAGTACGTAATACAGTAAACATGATTGGTAGTTATAATGTAGGTATGGTGTGTACTAACCACACGTATGCTAGTCAAGACATGTTTGATCCTGATGATAAAATTAGTGGCGGTCAAGGTTTCATTTACGCCTCAAGTATTGTCGTTGCTATGCGTAAACTTAAACTTAAAGAAGACCTAGATGGTAATAAAGTAAGTGATGTGCGTGGTATTAGGGCCGCATGTAAAGTTATGAAAACACGTTACGCTAAACCATTCGAAGGTGTACAAGTTAAGATTCCGTATGAAAGCGGAATGGATCCTTATAGTGGATTGCTTGACATGTTTGAAAAGCAAGAATTACTTGTAAAGCAAGGAAACCGCCTCAAGTATACTACATCAAGCGGAGAAGAAATGATCGAATTTCGCAAAGCATGGACTGGTGAAAAACTTGAAGTTATAATGGCAGATGTTGCAAACGGTTTGATAAGTAACTCTGAGACAGTCGACGTCGAAGATGATGAATCATTGGAGGACTTAGAAATTGTCAACACTACAGAGGAATAATATGGACCCAGAAGTATTTGCAGAATCATGGTTACTGATTAAACAATATATCTCGCCAAAAGAAAAAGAACAAGCGGCTCACCATTTAATTGCACAACTGCAAGAATGGGGTGTTGAAGATGAGTTCTTTATTCAACTTCATGGCGCAGACAAATACATGCAACAAGCAGTAGAGGAAGCAGAATTAATCGACGATATGGAAGAATACTTCGACGATGACGAACTGGTATAACAGTGTAACTAGTGATCTAAGCAAGATCCCAGATTTTATAGAGCACTACGAGTCTGAGTTAGAACAGGCTCGTAGAGAAGTTGGATTGAACGGCTTGGTTGAAAAGAACATCAAAGAATTACCGGCAGTAACCGAAATTCGTTTTGGACAGTTACAAGAAATTGAAGGCGTGTTAAATTTTCTAAATATCCAGTTACGTAAGATTAGACGAAAACATTTTAAAAAATATTTAGAAAATTATCAACGAGCACTAACAAGCAGAGATGCTGAAAAGTATGTCGATGGCGAAGATGAAGTTGTAGACTTTGAAACAATCATTAACGAGGTAGCACTACTACGCAATCGATGGCTAGGCATTATGAAAGGTTTAGACAGTAAGCAATGGATGTCCGGTCATGTTGTAAGACTACGTACCGCTGGTAT